GAAAGTGTTACATGAAAGATAAAGAAACAGAAAGACAACGACATAGGGATAAATACGCTAAAAATAGAGATAATCATCTTGCTCAAAAGAAAGAATACGAAAAGACGTATTCCGAGCGTAGGGCTATATTAACTATTATGCGTAAGTATAATCTAACAGAAACTACCGCTAAACAATTTTATTTAGATTCTATGGGTAGTTGCAACTGTTGTGGTGAGCATTGGAATCCACTACTGCACAGTAGAAGATTTAGTATTGATCATGACCATGATACTGGTAAAGTACGTGGTATTCTTTGTCAAAACTGTAATTCATCTTTAGGTTTGTTAGGCGAATCTATAGATAAAATGAATAAATTAATTGCGTATACGAAGAACGTATGCAATAAATAAGGATACAAAATTATATGTATAAAACTATTGACCATCTCTCTACCAATACCCCTGCATCTGAAATCAGTAGCAAGGACTTTGATGACGGACTAAATAGTGCAGACTTGGAAGCAAAAAGTCTTGATGACATTCTTCGGAATTCCCCTGCTGCGGAATTACTAGGTTTAAAAGACCAAGAGGAATCTCTACCAGAAGAAGACGATAACGACCCAAGTCCAGAAGAATCAGAGGAAGAACAAGAAGCCCAAGAGAACTCTGAGGAATCTGAAGATGACCTAGATGAAGAGGAAGAGTCACTTGACTCTGAAGAAGATGAAGAAGCTGAGGATGATAAGTCTACCCAAGATGCTGAACTACCTTCTGAAGAAGATATTGACTGGGAGTACAAGGTACCCGTCACTGTTGACGGTAAGACTGAGTACGTAACCCTAGAAGAAATCCGTAAGGGTTATTCGACTGACAAACATCTATCTCAAAAGGGGCGTGAACTCGGTGAACTGAAGAAACAAATTGAAACCGAAAGAACCGAAAAGTTACAAGAGCTAGTTACTCTTGGACAAGTAGTCCATGAAGAACTAACTGCTGTAGAATCTAAACTAGCCGTTGAATACAACTCTTTGACTGCGCAGATCGATAAGGCCAAGGACGAAGGTGATACCTATACCGTTCGTGAACTTAAAGAGAAAAGAGAAGAAATTCAAGAAAAATACTGGAATGCACGTACTAAACGTGAGGAAAGTACTAAGGCTGTAGTAGAGAAATTACAAGCACAACAAGCAGAACAGCAACAAAAGATGCGGGAAGAGTTTGATTCTAAAATCAAAGACATCATCCCTGACTTCAATGAAAAAGTTGCTAAGAGTATTCGCGAGTTTGCACTCAAGGAAGGTGTTCCTGAGGCGTTGCTTGAAATGATCTATGCTCCCGAAGCCGTTAAGTTTATTAACGATTATCGTAAACTTAAAACTGCTAAGGAAAAAGGCGAAGTGAAACGTAAAGCTGTACCATCTGTAAAATCTGTACCCTCAAAGAAGGGAACTCCAGTAGCACAGAAACAAAAAGCTGTTGAACAAGACACTCGCAAACGTGTTCTATCTGGTGAGGGTTCTACCCAAGACCAACTCGATTTCTTAAAACGTATTTCTTCAGTCAGCAAAAAACTTTAAATAAGACTTCTATAAAAGGAAAATAAAATGACTGCACGTACATTCGCAACTGGCGGCCCTAAGGCTGCTGCTCGTAGCGCTTCCGCTACCGGTAACTCCGTTAACGCTTCTGAAAAGGAAGACCTAGCAAACTTTATCTCTATGATTTCTAGAGATGAGACTCCTTTCCTAAGCTCCATTGGTAAGACCAAAGCTACTGCCGTATTCCACGAGTGGCAAACTGACGAACTAGCTGCTCCCGCTTCTGGCGCTGTAGCTGAAGGCGTATCCTACGCTACCCAAGCCGCTGCTCAAGGCGCTGAACCCCTACGTACCCGTCTAGGTAACTACACCCAGATCAACAGCAAGACCGTAACCGTAACTGGTACCAAGCGTGCTGTAGACCAAGCTGGTGTTGCTGACGAATACGCTTACCAGCTCAAGAAGCGTGGTACTGAAATGCGCCGTGACGTTGAATTCGACATGGTAAACAGCTGGCACTCCAGCAATGGTTCTGGCACCCGTACTTTCGGTGGCTACCAAGCTTGGGTTAACTACGGCACTGCTGCTGGTGGTACCGCTCTAAACGTACTAGCTACTCCTTCTGAGTACACTGCTCCTACCAACGCTGGTGGTGGTATTGCCGGTACTTTCACTACCGTTACTTCTGCTGACAAGGCTTCCCTACAGCTATCACACGTTGATACCGTAATGCAAGCTATCTACGAAAACGGTGGTAAGGCTACCAAGCTAATGCTATCTCCTGCTAACCGCCGTGTATTCAGCGCTAAGGCTCAATCCGCTGGTTCTAGCACCTCTAACGCTGGTGACGGTAACGTTCGCCGCAATATCGATGCAGACGGTAAACTACGTCAATCCGTAGAAATCTACATGTCTGACTTCGGTGACATCATGGTTGTTCCTAACTACGTTATGGGCATCAGCAATACTGGCGTATCCGGTCTAGACGACACCGCCAACTTCTCCGCTTTCGTATACGATCCTCAGTGGTTCGCTTACGCTAGCCTACGTCCTACTCAAGAAGTAGACCTCGGTCAACTAGGTGATTCTATCATCGGTCAGATCGTTGAAGAAGGTACCCTAGAGTGCCGTAACCCCAAAGGTTGTGGTCTAATCTTCGGTCTCTCTGGCGCTTAATTAATCGTCTATAAAAGGGATGGGATAATATCCTGTCCCTTTTTATTTGAAAGGTAAATATGCAAAGTTTAAAAATTACTAATACATCAGGCGTATCTACTATTGTGCCACTAGACAACGTTCTTTCTGTAACTGTTTCTGCTGCTAATCTAATTACTAGTGTTAGCTATGTTAATACTTTAGGCGCTGCTACCACTGTATCTGTAGCTGCTTATGACGGTACTAACGATAAGTATGAGTATGGTCACCTAACTGAAGGTTATATTTTCTGCGCACACGTAGCTAACTACGTAACCCGATAATATCTAAAGGACACAAATGGGATTCCGATCACAATCAGATAATGCTAATAGTTTCTTTGTTAAAACAGATGACAATAACTATCAGCTAGAACAAGACATTCAAGCATATAAAGACTATGCTGCACTACAGCGACAACAGGACAGCCTATCTCATAATGGCAGACAATACAGATCTTTTGCTATTATCCCGGATATTGTTGCTATTGATATTTTAAATAAGTATGGTATGGATGTACACTCATCAGACTTCATGAGTGATCCTGCTCAACTACGAAAATTAAAACAAATTATTGATTCAGATTATCCGTTACTAAAAACTAGTAACATCAGAGCCTTATAAGGAGAATAATATATGGCAACACCTTTGTATGACGCTCTCGTAGCGAAAGTAAGAGACTGGAGTAATAAGCCCGAAGTAAATACTATCCCGACTAGCGTCATTCAGGATTGCCTAAAGTATTCTGCTGATGAGTGCTATAGACTTCTAAGAATCCCTCCACTAGAAGAAACAACTATTTATACTGTAGGTTCCACAGATAATATTGGTGTACAGAATGATACACTAAGCTATACTTCTTTTGCTATTCCTGAAGATTTAACCCAGTTTATCTACCTAAGAACACTGGCGTCCACGACCAACGAGTCCACTGTGTTTGATGAAATCACAGATAAAAGAACATTCTTCAATCAGTATGCCGAAACATATAGTGCTAACTACTGGATGTGGCAAGATGGTAAACTATTTATCAAACCACAGTTACCTGTAGGTACACAAATTGAAATTCACTACTACAAAAGACTTCCAGCATTAAACGCTCTATACAGTGTAGTGCCAATTAACTATATTATTGGTTTATCAGATGCTGAACAACCATATTTAACATTAGTAGTATCAGGTGGAACTAACCTTTACTTTAGTACAGCTAACTCTGTTACAAGATGCTTCAGTACATACGCAGAAGCTGCTGCCTACAACGCTACAGTAACAACTAAAATGTATGAAGGTAATGAGGTATCTAATTGGTTAAGGGATCAAAATGAGAGGCTACTAATTTGGGGTGGTCTATATAATTTAGGTGCATACCTAATTGACGATGTAATGGAAAAGAGATATCAGGTTAAATTCCTTGATAATATCGAATCTCTAAACAAAGAAGAAAAATGGAGACGTAGCTTAGGTGGTAACGTACAAATTAACGTTAACACTGGTGGCTTAATCTAAGGAGTTATTATGGGATATGAACAACAACCGGGTACCACTGGTAATATTTCTGCTGGTGGTCAGTATGATAACTTAGACTCAGTTGATTCCTTAAGTTATAGTAACTTAGCGGCTGAACATGCTGGTGAGGCTTCTCAGAGCGCTACAGCTGCTGCATCTTCAGCAACTGCCGCCGCATCTAGCGCGGCTTCTGCTGCTACCTCTGCTACATCCGCTGCAAACTCTGCAGCTAGTGTATCTGCTGACGTAGCTACTGCCACTCAAAAAGCTTTAGAAGCAAGTGAGTCTGCTGCTGACGCATTAGCTAGTGAAACTGCTGCTGCAAACTCTGCTACTGCTGCTTTAACCTCAGAAACTAATGCTGATACCTCTGAAGCTAACGCTCTTTCATCTGCCAATAGTGCATCTGCTTCAGCAACTACCGCAACTACTAAAGCTTCTGAGGCTGCTTCTTCATCTACCGCTGCAGCAGCATCAGCTACAAGTGCAAGTAACAGCGCATCTAGTGCCACATCAAGTGCAACAACAGCGACTACTCAAGCAACTATCGCAACTACAAAAGCAGCTGAAGCAGCAACATCCGCTAGTGACGCTGCAGCATCTACTTCTGATGCACAAGGTTATAGAGACGAAGCTGCAACGTCTGCTACTGCTGCATCTAATAGCGCAGTAGCTTCTGCTAATAGCGCCTCATCTGCGGCTACTCAAGCTGCTGCTGCTAATACCTCTGCAACATCTGCTGCTGCAAGTGCAGCTACTGCTGTTACAAAAGCAAACGAAGCTTCTACATCAGCCGCGTCTGCATCAACAAGTGCATCCACAGCCACCACAAAGGCGTCTGAGGCATCCGCATCAGCAAGTAATGCAGCAACCTCTGCAAGTGCAGCTGCTACTTCAGAAACCAATGCAGCTACTTCAGAAGCTAATGCTGCTGCCTCCGAATTAAACTCTGCTACGAGTGCTTCATCCGCTTTAACCAGCGCATCTACTGCGACTACTCAAGCATCCTCTGCAGCAACATCTGCTGGTCAAGCTTCTATCTCAGCCAGTGATGCTAGTGTAAGCGCCACCTCAGCACTTAACTCGGCAACCTCTGCTACTACATCTGCAAGTTCTGCAAGTTCAAGTGCTTCAGCTGCTGCTACTTCGGCCACTGCTGCTGCAAATAGTGCTGCAGAAGCGGCTACTATTATGCAAACAGCTGTTCAAACACTAACATCTAATGATGGTAGCGTTGCTATTACTGCCGATGGTAGCTCAAGAGATTTATCAGTACTGAGTACGCTTATAGTAAATACTATTGTAAGAAACCAAACAGGTGCTACTCTTACTAAAGGCACTGTAGTTTATCTATCAGGTGCTGGTGGTAATAAACCTTTAGTACAAAAAGCGCAGGCTAATGCTGAGTCAACTTCCTCAGGTACTTATGCTATCCTATCTCAGGATATCGCTACTAACAATAACGGTAAGGCCACCTTAGTAGGTGAATTATCTGGATTAGATACTAGTGCTTTTACTGAGGGAACACCTTTATGGTTATCACCTACTGTAGCTGGTGGCTATACAACTACTAAACCTGTAGCACCTAACCACATGGTTTATGTGGGTACTGTATCTAGATCACATTCTAGTCAAGGCTCTATTGAAGTAAAGATTCAAAACGGATATGAACTTGAAGAACTACATAACGTACTAATTACTGCTGTAGCTAATAATGATATGCTCATTTATGATAGCGCAGTAGGCGTTTGGAAAAATATACCTAAACAGACATTACTTACTAACACAACACTGTACGGTCAAACCGTAACCGATGATGGTTTAGAAGTAAAAGGTAATGCTGTCGTAAGAGGTAATTTAACTGTAGAGGGTACAACCGTAACTGTTAATACCGAAAACCTTGCTGTTGAAGATAATATGATTTATCTAAACGAAGGTAGTCAAGTTGCTAACCCTGATATTGGTATTACTGGTAACTACAATGACGGTACTTATCGTCATGCAGGTATTTTTAGGGATGCTACAGATGGTAAATGGAAAATATTTAAGAATTATCTACCTGAACCAGGTGTATATATTGACACCTCTGATCCATCTTTTGCCCTAGCTGATTTTCAAGCTGAAACTTTTTATGGTACTCTAGTAGGTAATGCATCTTCAGCTACGACTGCTGCAAGTGCTGATACCTCAACTAAGCTAACTAATGCAAGAACTATTTCTGCAAGTGGCGATATTGGTTACACTACAGTCCCTTTTGATGGTACAGCTAATGTTACCGGTGAAGCAACACTTACTTCTAATGCTATTAGTAGTAAAACATCTATTACCTCAGTAGATGGTTTAAATGATTATATCTTAGTATTAGACGCTACGGATAATACTTTAAAGAAAGCTACTGTATCAAACGCAGCTTTAGTAGGCCCAACAGGACCAACTGGCCTACAAGGTGCTGATGGCGCTACTGGACCAATAGGCCCTACAGGGCCAACTGGACCTGCTGGTGCTAATGGTAGCCCTGGTCCAACTGGTCCGACAGGAGCTACCGGAGCTACAGGTTCTGCCGCAACCGTTACTGTAGGTACTACAACTACCGGCGCTGCTGGTACTAGTGCATCTGTAAGTAACTCAGGCACATCTTCTGCCGCTGTATTTAATTTTACAATCCCTAAAGGTGATACGGGAGCTGCAGGCCCAACTGGAGCTACTGGCCCAACTGGTCCTCAAGGTATTCAAGGTGCTACTGGTCCGACAGGAGCTACTGGCCCACAAGGTGTTGCTGGACCGACTGGTCCAACAGGGCCAACAGGGAGTCCTGGACCTACTGGGCCTACTGGGCCTACTGGACCTACTGGACCAACAGCGAGTATTAATTACAACAACGATTCCAACAGCACATATCAAATGCTGTGGGGGTCTGGTCCAACTGGTGTGTACGGTACTGGCGGCATCTACTGTAACCCTTACACGGATTACTTGTACTCAGGGTCGTTCTATTGCGGAAATTGGTTCCGTAGCAGTGGAAACACAGGTTGGTTCAACGAATCCTATAACGGCGGTGTCTATATGATCGACACCACGTGGGTTCGTACGTACAACAGCAGGTCCATCTACACAGACGGTCAAATCGCTGCGGCAGGTAACGTAACAGCCTACTACTCAGACATGCGTCTAAAGACAAAAGTTGGAGATATTGTAGGTGCATTAGATAAAGTTAAGCAGTTAACCGGATTCTACTATGTAAACAATGATCTAGCTAAGTCTGTTGGTTATACTACCGACAAAGTACAGTTAGCATTGTCTGCTCAGGATGTTCAAGCAATTGCTCCTGAAGTAGTTTCATTAGCTCCGTTCGACATGCATACAGATGAGTTCACAGGCGAGATTACGTCAAAGTCCGGTGAAAATTACTTGACTGTAGATTATGCAAGATTAGTTCCTATTCTTGTAGAAGCAATTAAAGAGCTAGAGGCTCGTGTAAAAGATTTAGAAAGTAAATAAATGCGACAAGAATGGCAACTATGGACAAGTGCCTTAACTAAGGAACAGTGTGAGTCTATTAAAAAGGCTTGTGAAACTTTTCCTGCTAAAGATGGTGGAATCTTTGCTAGTAATTCAGCAGACTCCACTATCCGAAGGTCTAAAATAAGGTGGGTATATGATCAATCAATTAGAGATATGCTTTTAAATTATGCTAAAGAAGCTAATCGTAACGCATTCTCTATTGATATCGATCAACCATTTGAAATACAATACACTGAATATCACTCAGAACAAAACGGTTTCTATGATTGGCATCACGATATTGATTGGTCTAATGACCGACCGTACGATCGTAAGCTAACTGTAGTGATTCAGCTAGATGATCCTTCAGAATATGAAGGTGGTGAATTTAATTTTAAAACTGTATCTAACCCTGATTTTAAACCACAAGGTTCTGTTCTAGTTTTCCCGTCATATCTCGAACATATGGTTACCCCTGTTACCTCAGGTACAAGACATTCTCTTGTTACCTGGGTTGAAGGGCCACGCTGGAAATAAGGAATAAAATGTCAACTACATTACAACAAACTACCGAAACGGGGGCATCTATGGCAACAAAAGCTGCAGCACCCGTAACCGTTTCTCTAGCCACAGTAGCTGGCTATCAAGTAGCAGATATTCTTTTATGGGCTACTTTAATTTATACAGTATTAATGATTGGTCATAAGATTTTTTCTATCTATAAAGATATTAGAAATAAATAAATAGTGTAAGGAGGTATCTATGACAGAACGTATGCGTAGTGTCTCCTTATCCCTTACTGCTTCTGCTCTAATTAGCATAGCTATACATGAAGGCTTCAGAGAAGAGGCTTATA